CAGTTTCAACTATACGAAGATCATTAGATGAAGAGTTGGTCTCCATATGCCAAACTTTGTTTGAGGTTGAGTTAGTTAATTTCAAATGAGTATCTGAAGCGTTTAAAAATGATCTGCCATGTACTAAATCACCATATTGTCCAGCGTCCGCACCACTATCCATTTTGTACTTTAGCATAACACCAGAACCACTACCATTATATGTGAAACCTACATAATCACCATAATCTCCGTCCATCCAACCCATTAAACCGTTCGTGGTTGAACCTTTTTGCATTAGTAAAGTTTGAACCATACCATAAGTATCAATATTAAATGAATTAGTAGTTTTACCAGCTTGACCAACTTTTAATGATCTGGCATCAATGAAAGTTGCTGATAATGTACCAGTTTTAATTGCTGAAGCATCAATTCCAATTGCGTTAATTGTTGCAGCATCAAGTTGAGCTGTACTAATTTTACCAGACAACTCGCCTAAATCAGTTCTTGTTAATTTCGCCCAAGCAGTTCCATTCCATTGATACCAAGTATTCGCAATATATGGTGTCGTTACACCTGTAGTTGCGAGCCAAACTTGACCAGCATATGGACTTGATGGTGGTGTAGCTGATTTAACAATTGCTGCCTCTTTTGCTGCAATCAATGTATTTGCAGCATCAGTTATCGCTTTTTGTAAATTAGCTTTTTCTGTATAATAAGTTGAGAAATATGAACGTACTGTTGCACCAACAATATTGTCAGTTGTTGTTAAGTTTGCTAAATAAGGAGTTATGACGTTATTTAACAAATTTGTATAAGCAGTATCATATTTTGTTGTTGGAATTGAATATCCTGTGGCTTGAGAATCGAGAACCGTTTTCTCAGCAGTAATTGCATCAGTTTCTTTTTTCAATGCCATTTTTTCAATAGGTGTAAGTTTATTATCACTTGTCATATCGCTAATTGAACCTTCAATACTTGAAGTTCTATTAGTAATAGTGTTAGTGAATTTAGTTAAATTAACAGGTACAATAGCACCATTGATTGTTTCGGTATATTCACCTGTTACCGCACTATCAAATAATGTTGTCCAAGTTGTTCCATCAACAGAAACTTGAGTTTTTGTGCCATGATATGTTCTTCCATCAGAATAGTAATACCATACTTGAATATAATCTAAATCTTCATAAACCGCACCTAAATCTAGTTGAACCCATTGTAAACCAGTACCGAAAGTTGAGTAGTTATTTGTGCTTATTATTTCATCCGTACAATAAACTGGGTTTGACAATGTTGCACTTGATGTAACAACAATTCCTTTTGCTCGGTTTGTTGTACCAGCCATAGCTTTCAATTCGGTTAAATGGTTTGAACCATTTGCCGAGTTACCTTTTGACCAAATTTTAATATATCTAACTTTTTGTAAACCATTGATAATTTGTTGAGTTGGTGGATTAACCCAGTTACCGCCTGATGAAACTAATGTTAGACCTGTTGTTGGGTTATACCATTGTGCTCCATCCATTAAAGGAGTAGGAGGTGTTGTTTGAACAACTAAATCATTGGTTTGAGTAATAGTAAATTGACCTTGTATACTTGCCATTGTTTATCCTCTCCTTTTTTAAGATGTTGTTACATTACAGAAAAATGTTGCTTTACCAGTAACATCAGTTGGACTTACTGTTAAAGTTTGTGTCGCTGGGTCTTTAAATGATGGGTCAACCGTACCATCAGACTTAAATTTCTCCCAGTTATAAGTAACAGTATCAGGTGCATACAGATCACCATTTTTATACAATAATGCTGTTAGAACCGTACCTATACCAGCACCATTTTTGAATACATTACCATTTGAAGAATTAATAACTACTTGTATTGAATGGTCTTCACTCATTCTCTTTAGTAAGTTTGCTCTTCTTGTGAAATAAGTATCAAATAATCCATTTATGGTAGGACTATCAATAACCGTTGTAATCGTCATATCAGCTAAAAGATTATTTGACGATACATAGTTTAATACGTTGTTAACAGCTAAAACGTAATCGTTTAACTCGTTTTGTATTGCGGTTGAAGATTGTGTCGTAAAATTATCACGTTCAAGTGTTATTTCATTTAACTTATTTTGTAAAGTTTGCTTTTCGTTTGGTGTCAACCTAGCATCATTAAATAAATCATTAATTGCCGAAGCTACATAATCCGCACTTGCTTGAGCTAATGCAACATTTTTTGTGTTTGCACTCAATTGTGATTTAATGCTAGTGATTTCATCTGTTATATTAGATTGAACTTCTTTGAAGTTTGCTAGTGTACATTCGTTTTTGCTGTCGTCAGTAAATGAAACTTTTAATTGAGATACACGAGCGTCTAAATATAAAGGTGGTGTAAATTCATTATCAATTACATAAACCGTATCACCTATTGAAACCTCTGAATCAGATAAAAGAATTGTTTTCATATCATATGAAATTTTTGGTTGATTACGAAGTTGTAATGCTTGTCTTGTTAAAGTAAGCAATTCTGCTGCAGAACTACATTCACTATTTGAATAAACACCAAAAATATGATAACCGTTACGATTCCATCTTTTATAAGAATCATCATCTCCAACCCAATCTTGATCTAAGGGTTTGTCATCGGCTTGTGCAGTTTTAAAATCAAGTCCATCCTTACCTACACCATACAATGCAGTCGCTAATTCACTTGAATCAACTTTTTTCTGAACTTCTGCCATATTTGAGCCATAAGCAAAACGATAACCCCTAAAGTCACCACGTTGTTCATAGACATTTATATATTTACCAACTATTTTACCGCCACGAATATCAACCGAATAACTTATTTCTACATCATATTTATTAATAACCCAATCTTGAATTAATTGATAAACGGTAGTCATATCGGTAATATCAACACTTAAAACAGTATCAGTGGGAAAACTAATCTCTCCAACTTCCCATTCAGTGTCTTGTAAAATAACGTTTAAAAATTGTTCTATGTTTGCCGAAGGCATACTTACTGGTCTAACGTACTCATTTAATAAACCAATACCAGCCATTTCACAATAAACAGTTTTCATAAATTGGTCATTATGTACGTCAGTAACATTGATAATTTCAAACATTTTGCAATCATGTTGAAATTCAAAAGCAACATAATTACCAACTACCAAGTTTTGAGCTTGAGGTGTAGTTGCTAATGTACTAAATGTAAATGTTTCAGCTCCTGATGCTAAATCCATCATATATTCATCATCAAAAAATGGTGTTGCTAAGTTTGAACCATTCATTTCTGATAAAGTACCAACAACTTGTTCTTTGTTGTTCAATATAAAAAGCATTTGTGTCCTCCTTTCAACCCTTATAATATATACATGGACTGTAGGCGAAAAAGTCAACAATTCTAAATAAAATCTCAACAAAAGTGTTGAGTTTTTGATTAATATGTTATATGATCAATTTGTAAGGAAGTTACTTACAAAATAAATAATGAAGAGGTTGTTAAAAATGAGAAAAGAGTGGAAAGTGTTAGAAATTATAGCAAGAGAAGGACAATTTGGTGAAGTAGAGGGTAGAAAGTTATTTGAATATGGTAAACAATTAAAAACATTAAGAGAAGATGGCTTAATAAAAAGAAGAGATACGGAGTTTGGTTTTAAAATGAGTTTTTATAGCCTAACACATAAAGGTTCACGATTATTAGCGGAAGCTGGGGTTTAACCCTAGCTTTTTTATTTCAAAAAACTGTTGACACTTATCAGTATTTATGTTATGATCAATTTGTAAGGAACACATTACAAGGAGTGGTTAAAATGCAACAAAAATTCGAAATAGCACAAAAACATATTAATGATATTGATTTAAGAATTAAAATGTTTACAGATTCAATTGCAAGAGAAAACAGCCAATTACAAGAATACCTTAAAACAGAAAATTACTACTGGGTAAATATTTGTGCAAAAAAAATTACAGAGTATTATAATGATTTAACAATAGAACAAACAAAGAAAAAAGAAATGCAAGAGTTATTAAACTTTTTAACAAAATAAGAGGGTTAACCCCCTCTTTTCTAAGGAGCTAAACAACATGACTTTAACAGAAGAAATAATGCAAGAAATACAAGTTTATAGATTATATCATTCTTTTCTTTTTTTAGAAGCCTCTAGATATGTTTTAAGAAAACGTGGTTATTCTTATGAAGAAATAGGCGAGTTAACTCAAGCAAGTGCAAGTGCGGTTAAACAGTATTTAACAAGATTAGACAAAAAATTAATTGAAAAACCTTATTTTTATACTAATTTAGATGAATTGATGAGTTGACAGCTCATCTTTTTTATGTTATGATCATTATGTAAGGAACATTAAAACTTTAGGAGGTCATTGATATGACAAACATGGTATGTAACGATTGTAAAAGAGGTTTCACAAAAGAATTTGGAAATGAAGATTATTGCCCCCATTGTGGTTGTTTTGATATAAAAGAAATGGACATTAAAAACGAGGGTTTGGAAGTGGAAAACAAACTAGATGTAATTAAAAGAAGAATTAAGAATTTAGATGCAAAAATTGAAGGTGCTAAAAACAAAATAATGTTAAACCATGATTGTATTAATAAATACATGGATCAAAATAGTTTTCATTGGGTTAGAAATGCTGCAGAAGGTATTGCGAAATATTGTGCAGAATTAGAAAAATATGAAGAAATGAAACGTGAATTACAAGAGATTTTAGATTTTTTTAACTAAATAAAATAATCAAGAGGGGTTTTCGCCCCTCTTTTTTTATTCCATTTTTTAAACGTTGGTATATCAAGGTTTATAGCCTCGATATTCTAAATAAAATGTTGCTTTTACTTTAAATCCAGCGGTCATTCATTGTGGCGTGTACATCACAAGTATCATCATCGGTTACACAAATAAACTCTGATTCACCAGTTGGAATACTAAAGAATTGACTACCAATATCAAGTTCTTCCATAAATGGTTGTCCATTTAAAGTTATTGTTTGTGTTTCACTATCAATTAACAATTCGTCTCCTTGATGGAATATTGGTTTAATATCATTGAACGTCAATCCTGTCCACTCAATAACCTCAACATCAGTTACAGACATAACACTACAAGCTGGGTCACCTTTGAATTGTGAGAAGTAAGCAACAACATTGTTTAATTGTCCTGTTGGATAACTTGTGCTTGATAAGTTGTTTGTGTAAATGTGTTTTGCAACTTTACCATCAACAATTTTATCAACTTGTGCAAACCAAATCTGTTTACCCTTGCTATCAGTTGTTCGTCTAATTTTAAACTCAGCGTACATATCGTTCCAATCACCATATTTACCACTGTCAAGAGATTGTTTAACAAATTTACCATTAGAAGGGTCTTTTACATAACCTACTTTTGGGATTGGTGATTTTCTTTTGTCATCTAAAACTAGAATGTTACCAAAATAAACCTCAGGCTGAGAATACTCATAAAAGAATTCACTATCACGAGCAACAAATTTGAATAGTTTTGCACCGTTTTTATCAAAGCCATAAATCTCAAGTAATCCACGTTGATTCTCAACACTAGGAGGCATTGGAACTGAGAAAACTTCCGCATCGTAAGAAGTTACCTTTGCTTTTCTCAAATAAGTCATGTAAACATAACCACTTTTGCCACCATAATAAACTTTACCCCAACCACTCTTGATGTCACTTACAGAAAGTGATGTATTTTTAGGTATTGTTTTTAAAGTTTTATATTTTGTACCACGATCTGAACGCATTGATGTACTTGAATTTGTCATGTAATTACCAGTTGATTTAATAGGCAATGGTGGTTTTTGAATACTCATGAATCCCATACCAACATAACCAGTTTTACCGTTGTAAGTTACTTGTCCAAAGTTTTTATCAACATTTGAAACAGATACTAACTTACCTTTTGGAATAACTGTTAACTGAATCGAACTTGCAGAACGTGATTGACGAAGTTTAACATCAGACGCTGCATAATAATTTCTCGGTGCTGGTGATGGTGGTAATTTTGTTGAACCAATTTGTTTCATATCACCTTTTGAGCTGTGCTCAACTCTTACACGAATCTCAAAATCTGTCAGATCTTTACCAATACTTCTTCTCACCGCAGGTCCATGCCAAGCCTTATCACTTGAACCAAAGTCATTTGGTATAATAGCATAACCGCCACCATTGACTGTGATATTACCCATAATCTCACGATTTGGATCTAGCACGTTGCCAGTAGGAAGCCAGTTTGTAGTAGTTGAGCAATCTTCTTTAAACATAAATGGTAATAATCTCATAGGTACTTCAGAATCTGGTCTGTTACCTAGTAAAATAGTTTGTCCATCATAGTTAGTAGCTTGAAAAAAGTAAGAATCACTATTAAAACTTGCACCAATACGAGGGTATGTTTCAACCGTACCAGCGTTTTCAACCGTAAGTTTCTTGCTATCATCACCCTCATAAACATATTCTTCAACAGAATATAAATAAGGGTCATGACAAATAAATGTTATTGAGAATTGACCATGATTACCAACTTTTTCAACACTAATTGCACCATCTGGAATCGCCCACATATATTTTTCAGGCTCATCTGAAATAATTAATTGTTGAGGTTGAGATACGTTGAGAACATCAGAAATTGTGTTGATTGCGTCCATGTGTTCTTCAGCTGAAGTTGCGGTAATAAAACAATCCAAAACGAGTTGTTTTGGACTGTATTTATACCCTGTGTAGTATTCACCAAACATTGAAGGAATATCTTTTGAGAAATTCTTTCTTTCTGGTAATACTGTTCTATGAACCTTTAGGATACCCATATATTGGTCGATATCCACACCATTAAAATTTACTTGATAACCCATTAGAAACTTCCTCCAAGTCTAGTATTTTTATAGTTTATATCATTAATTGCCTGATTCATATAACGTGCCGAAGCTTGAGCAATTGTTTTTCCGTCAAGTTGAACGCTAACGTCAACAGGTTTATGTTGATTTTGTTGATGTTGTTGAGCTATTAAACCAATCAATTGACGAAGTAAATCATTGTTTTCGTTTTGTTTCTTATCTGCTAGTGAAGAAGGTGTGTATTTTGCAACAGTACCACTTGCAGCATAGTTACCACTAGAGTAATCAAGCGAACCAAGTGTGCTTGAGAAATCGGAAATAGAACCTAAAAGTCCACCACCTGAAGCACTTACAGCCATTTCAGATCCTACACCAACACCTTCTGCTGTAGCACCTATTTGACCTGTTTGAGCACTTACATTGATACTAGATGTACTAGCACCAAAAACACCCTTAACTTTATTGATAGCACCTTTTACTCCGCCCATGATACCATCAATAGCATTTTGAGCTGCTTTGAAAGGGTGCGTTAAAATGTTTTCAAGACCGTTCCACACGTTTGAAATAGTTGATTTAACACTATTAACCGCACCACTAATAAATGATTTGATACCGTCCCAAACACTACTAATAGCCTTTGAAATACCGTTCCAAATACTTACAGTTGTACTTTTAATCGAGTTCCAGTGGCTATAAATAAACGAAACAATCCAACCGATAGGTCCACTAACAATTACAAGAATTGTTGAGCCCCATTTTTTGAAGAATCCTAGAATTGCATTGATACCTTCATTAGTCAAACTTTTTGCTTTTTGCCAACCACTCTCAAACCATTTAGCAATACCGTTCCACATACTAGCAATTGCACTACCTAATTTTTTAGACCATGCAACAATTGTATCCCAGTTTTTATACAATAGAACACCTATTGCAATAGCAGCTGCAATACCTAAAAGAACCAAACCGATTGGTCCTAATAAGAAATCAATCGCAGTTGCAAGTGCAGAAGTTGTTGCTGCAGCAGCAGTACTTACAACTTCCCATATTCCCCCAGCTGCTGAGAGTTTTGCAAACACGCCTACAATCGCACCTATACTCGTAATCATTTGACCAGCAATGATTAATACAGGTCCTAACGCAGCTGCAAGTGCAGCAAAAACTAAAATTGTTCTTTTAGTTCCTTCACTTAAATGTGCAAACCAGTTTACTAATTCTTGAAGTTTTTGAACAACAGGTAAAATAGCTGGTAAAATTTCTGTACCAAATGTAACACCTACTGTATGCAAAGTTTCTTTCAATTTTTTAAATTGGTTTACTGGAGTATTTGCCATTTGAGCAGATAATTTTTTTGTCTCTCCATTGGCATTTTTTGCTCGATCTGATAATTGTCCTAAATAGTCTCCACCTTTATGTAAAAGGATATTCCAACTTGATAATGACTCCTTACCAGTAATAGTAGCAATTGCAGCATTCTTTTGTTGGTCTGTCCAACCTTTTGTGCCTTTTTCCATTTCATTTAAAATGGTCGGTAAATCTTTCATTTTACCTTTTGCATCAAATGCTGAGAAACCCATGTCAGCCATAGCTTCCTTCATTTTTTTAGTCGGTTTTGTTAAGTTAACCAAACCAGCTTTTAATGAGGTTGCAGCTGTATTAGCATCTACACCATTCGATTCCAGAACACCGATTGCAGTTGCAGTTTGCTCCATTGGAATACCTAAAGCGTGTGCTGTACTACCAACCGTACTAAATGCCGAACCCAAAGAAGTGATACTTGCTTTCGTATGATTTGCGACAAATGCAAATGTATCAGACATATGTTGCATATTTTTAGTTGTTGTAGCAGCATCTTTTGCCTTCATCCCATAAGCCTCAAGAGAAGAACCCATTTGGTCAACAACTACTGATAATTTCTCATTTGCACCACGAGAAGTATCAAGTGATGTTCTCATTACATCCATAGCCTCTTTTGCAGAGTAACCGTCCTTAACCAGTGTTAAAAGACCTTCATTAATATCACCTGTTGAAACACCGTAATCCTGTGACCATTGTAAAGAATTTTTACCCATATCACTCATGACTTGATTTAATTCTTTTGTGTTCGGTATTTGAGCAGCAACTTCTTTTCGTACGTCAGCCATTTCATGTTGAAATTCTGCAGCAGAGTGTACTGATGCTGTAAACGCACCTACAATCGGAGCAGTAACACCAATTGACATAGTTTGTCCCATGTGTTTCATGCTATCGCCAACAGCAGTTATTTGATGAGAAAGATTTTGAAGTGGCATACTTCTTAATCGACTATCTAATCTAATAAGTTCTGCTTCAGTGTTGTTAGCTTCAACTTTAAAACCATGTAACTTGTTTTCTGCAGCTTGAATACCAGCCTCTGAGTTGTAGAATTCACTTTTTAAACCAACTAATTTTTGTTCAAGTTTTTGAACTTCTGTTGAGTTTTCTCCAAACTTCGCCTTTGCTTGTACAAGTTCGTTTTCAGTTTTTGTAATTGCTCCGCCTAATTCACTATGTTTAGCTTGACTTTTAGTAATTGTGTCGTTTAGCTTTGCAATTTCACCATTATAAACATCAAGTGTCGCTCTAGCTGTATCAGTTGCGTTTTTTTGCTTATTTAATTCATTAGCAAATTTTTGAGAAGAACTACCAAGTTGTGCTAATTTAGAATCCATCAAATTAAATTGAGACTGAGCCAATTGTGAAGTTCTATTGATAGCTGCTAGTTTTTGGTCGTAAGTTTGAGTTTTGTTTGTGAGTTTATCAAAAGATTCTTGAGAAGTTTTTAATTCTCTTGAAAGTTTAGACATTTCTCCCTCAGTTGATTTAATATCTGAACCGAGTTTCCCTAATTTTTGAGAATTTTTTTGAACTAATTCAGCTTGTTTTTGCCACTCAGGAGAAGTTTTTCCTAATGTTTGCTCAATTTCGTTTAGTTTTTTAACCTGTTTATCAATAGTGCTTTGCAACTTTTCATGTTCTGTTTTTTGAACCGTTAGTTTTTTATTATACAGATCCATTTTTTGAGTTGCAGTTGACATTTTTTGAGATAAACCATTGAAAGTGTTTTCGAAATTACTAACACCTTTACCAGCGTTCTTGAAATCTTTGTCCAAATTTTTGATTTCACTATTAATAGCGGAAATGGACTTTTGAAATTTACCACTATCAAGAGCAAGAGTTACCGACAGACTTGCTATTTCTTGATTTATTGCCATTTATATCAACACCTCTCAAAATTTTTGATAAAAAAAATAATGGCTATGATAACCTCGTATCATAGCCAAATTACTTCTTCGTCGTTGTTGTTTTGTTGTTTCTCATCGCTATTAATTTTAATGTGAATATCTAGTTGAGAAAACAAGATACGAGGGGTTTGTTCCCAGAAATCTTCGTGGCGTTGTAACACCGTATGCCAACAATATTGAAGATAATCTAAGTCCCAATCTTCATCTTTGCTTTGACTTTTTAAGGGCGATTCGCTCCCACTTACTTTTTTTGAGATGGAAGTGCTTTCTCAACTAAGTCAGCTAAAAATGTAAAAACATTTTCAAGTTCATCAAATGTTAAATGTTCTTCAATTTGTTCTCTAGGAATTTGAGGTTGCACTCGTAAAATTGATTGAACTACAATTTCACTAATAACTGCAAAGTTTTGTTCCTCGATTTCTTTAAAGATTTGTTGGAATGTTAATTTAATTCCTTGTTTTTTAAGTTCTGTTTGTACCTTGCCAAGTGCCAAGAAATCTAAAATAGCTCGGTATTTTTGTTCTTTAAATTCAACTGTAGAGTGTTTCATATTTATACCCCTTTAATTTAATTTACCGTCCTTTGTGTTACATTTTCGATTAACACAAATCAAAAATCGAAAACATAATTCAAAGGGAGAAGGATAAACCTTCTCACTTATTATTTTGTTGTTTGAGTTGTTACAGGTGCTGTAATTGGTAAAATTGACGGTGCAGTTGTGTACCAACCAGTAATTTGAGTTGCATCAACACCAACCTCAGAAGTATCAAGTGTGCGGTAAATTGCATTGTCATCGAAAGCACGAATTGAGAATTTTAATTCTGCTAATTCTTCTTCAATTTTATCTTCTGTTGTTTTTGCAGTAATAGAAGATGGAGCAAACTTACAAGCATAGATACAATAAAGAACTTTTTGAGTTGTTCCTAATTTGTTACGCTCAAATAAAATTGCCATTTCTTGAGATACATCAGAAGCACGAACAGTAAGGTTACCTTTGTCATCGTTTGTTGCACCGAATAGTAATTCTGTTTCAGCATTAGTTAAACCACTTACTTTTAACGTTCCATCTCCGCCTGTAAAGATGTAATCTGAGTAATCAATTGTATTATCAGAATAGAATTTTACAGCGTCATAGTTTAATGTTGCATCAATTTCTTTTGCACCAGTTAAAGGCACTGGTACGCTAAATTTACCTGATACTGGGTCGATTGGTGAAATATAAATATTCTTTAAACCGCCCAGACGTTTTTTCAATGTAGTCATTAACAACGACCTCCGTTTATTAGTAATAAATAAGTTGATTACTTATTTATCCCCTTGATATATATATGTTTATCGAGGGAATTAATAAATAAAATTATACTTTTAAAGGTAATTTATATAGATAAAATCTATGTTTTTACCAAAACTGTTTTCGTTAAATAAATCATTTGCACCGTCATAATGAAAACCAGCATCTTTCATTAACTTTCTAATTTGAGCCACTTTTGCAAAATCCTCAGGGTGGTCATACCAGAAAGAAACTTGAACATAATAAGTTTCTGAATCATTAGTGTCATCTGCAAAGTCAGTTTCCTCATCATTGTAAATGCTAAACAAACAATATGCGGTTGCTTTTTGATCTGTTTCATAACGTAAATATACAATTGGAATACCAAGAGGTTTCAAAGTATTAACAACCAATTCATTAATTACAAAATCTGAACCTTCTGCCATTAATTCTTCAACCCCTTCTGTATTTCATTTACAATAATTCTATTTGCTAAACTTCTTGATTTAATCCAAGAACGTTTCATCCAATGTGTACCAGCAAAATGTTTTGTTCCCCACTCTTGATAAAAACCATATTGTAATTGTTTATACAATAAAGGGTTTATACCAATTTGCACTTTTCTGTTTGTGCCTGTGCCTTTTATTTTGCCAATCATTAAAGAGTGTTCCAATTTGTGCGTATCTTTTGGAACCTCGATAGCTTGTTCAGCCAAAACTACTATTGCAGATTTTTTAAGTGCATTGTCTGTTAAATCTTTTGACAATTTTTTAGGCATTTCTTCTAATTGATGTTGTAATTGAGAGAAATCAACTTTTAATCCCATTAATGATCAAAATCCTTCAATAGAATCTCAACATAAAATTCATCTAATTCATCAACACCAAAAATATTAAATAATCTATTTCTAAACGTTGCGTAATGGTGGTCTGTAATAGTGAAATCACGTCGTCTTCTAACAATTAGTTTGTAACTAGCTTTGATATCAGAAACACCCATATTTAAAAATTCTCGTGTTTTCAACGTTTTTGACTTACATCTTGTTTTAATAAGTGTTTTATATGTCGAAGCATTGAAACCGTTTGAATCTATACCTTCAACCCTTTCAGAAATCTCGACAAACTCTTTTAATTCTCCAGCATCAACTTTTGTGGTTAATCTCATAGTAAGTTCACCACTGGGTCGCCATTACCTAAATTATAAGTTCTGATTTGTTTAACCATTTCTGCATAAAGTGGGTCAACAGCAACATCGGTTGAAGTAGATCTGTTTGCATAAAAATCTGAAACTACTTTTAAAAGCAGAATAATTGAAATTCTTTTACCATCAAGGTCAGTAGGGTCTTGTGTATCAGCTAAGTTGAGAATAAATTCTCTTGCTACTTCTAAAAAAACACCTAATTGAACATCATCTTCTGTCCAATCAATGTGTAAATATTCTTTAACAAATTCAAAATCAATTGTTGAGAATGTTTGCATTGTTATCACTCCTCAACTTTCTTGTTTGTTTTTCTTTTTGGAACAGTAACCTCTTTTTCCTCTTTAATTTCTTGAGCAAAACCAGCTTCAATATATTCTTTAGCTTCTTTGTCATCTAATTCAGTAGTGAAACCATGATGAAAAAAGGTTTTTCCATCACACTTAAAAAATGAAGTTATAAATTTTACTTTCATAGTGTTAACCTCCTAGTTAGCGTTTCTTAAAATTCTTGAAATAAAAAAACATGGCAACCTCGAGAGAAGTCGCCATGTTATTAATTATTTTACTGCTAAGAAACGAATCGCTTGAGGGTCAACGATTTTAGCATCAGCATATACATCTAATACTAAAGTATGAGAACCACGAAGAGCGTTTTGAGTATCAGCATTGATTTGTTTTAACTCAACGTCTTTTTTGATCATACCAGCGTAAGCACGAGAGAAGTTAACAAGGTAAGCTGCAGTTTTACCAGTAGCTGGTGCATCAACAACATCAGAAATTAAAATGTCGTTACCAAATAAACGGTAAACTGGTTTTCCTTCAACAACATCACGAGTTAGGTAGTAGTGACCCATACCGTCCTTAATTTTTGCAACAGCGTTGAAAAGTGGACGTGAGAATACCCATACAGCACCAGCTTGTAAAGTTGGGTGTAAGCTGTTTAATGTATCCATTAAGTCATCAATAGAAACAACACCAGCAGCTGCAGTTGTAACTTCGCTATCAACTGGAGTATTTACTAAACCTTCGAAAGAATCAGCTGCAATTGTACCAGTTACAACAGCACGATCAAGAGCAAATCCTAAACGTTGATATAGTTTTTCTTTTGCGTAAGCAACAATATCAATACCTGAGTCATTGATTAATTGTTGAGATAATTCAAGAGCAGATCCAGCACGACGTTGTTCTAACTTAACTTTACGGTTTGTAAAATCAGAAGTTGAAACGTTATCAAATTCTCCAACCCAACCAGCAGTACCAATGCCAGTTTCAGCAAGAATTTCTAAGTTACCGTTTACTGGTGTTAATTTTGGAATCATAGCGAATAGAGGTGCAACCTCGTTTAATTGCTCGATGATTTCAGTACTTAAATGTGTAGGTACAACATTACCTTGAGTAGTTGTTGTTAATGAACGAACTTCTTCACCATCTTGACGACGAATAAATTGCTCTAAACCACGAACTTCTAATTCTTTATTCATAGATTTTTCTTCTCCTCTTTTTTCTGAGTTTTCAACAACTTCAGTAACAGTTTCTTCAACTGCTTGTGCTTTTAAAAGCTCAATAGTTTCATCTAAGTTGCGAACTTCTGCAGTAATACTTTCAAATTTTTCTTTTTCCTCTGCGGAAATTGAACGTACTTCAGTCTCAACAGCATCTAAAAGTTCTTTTGCTTGTGAGTTAAGTGCGTTACGTTTCTCAACTAATGCTTTAATTTTATTCATTAATTAAGTCCTCCTTAATCATTTTGCGTAATTCCGTAAAATCAATTTTTTCTTCAGAACGTTTTTCTTCAACTACTTCAGGCTCAACTTTTTCAGTTTCAGAAACTTTTTCTTCTGTTTTCTCAACAGTAGTTTCGTTGTTTCTTTCTTCGCCTTCTTCAATTGCGTCATCATCTGCAACTTCATCTTCATCATCTTCTTGATTGATAATTGAAGTAATTGCCTCAATGATTTGATCTGTAATTGGTTCTTCTACAGGTTTTTGAGTTTGTAGAATTAAAATATCAGAAGAAACTTGAATTGTTTTTTGTAATTGAGTTAAGATAGCAGTGTTTTCTGGTGTATTTTCAGAAACAAATTTAAGTAATTGCGTACTAGCAGAAATTAAATTTAAACAAGTATTAACCGCATCATCACTGTCGTCAATGCTATAAAAATAAGCTCTTTTTTCAATTTCATTTTTGATTTCCAACTCTGATTCTTCCTCCTTTTCTTCAGAAATATCAGGAATTTCAACGTCCTCAACAACATTTAAACCTCGAGCAACAATGGCAGATTGTGTATAAGCTGGATTTCGTACAACCGAAACTTCACGCAAATCTAAATCATTGATTACACGTTGGTAAACGCCAGTAATACCTTTACTCCATGTATCACTAATAACTTTCATACCGAAAGACATATGATTAACCATTTTTTCTTTCATTAACTCATAAATATCTTTACCATAAGAAGTTTGAGCGATTTTTGCTCTCATTTTTAAACCTTGATCGTCCTCAAGTAGTTCCAATGAACCGTTTTCAGTTGTTGCTAGTAATTTTGTGTTATCGTGTTCAACCAAGAAATCAATTCGTGGTGCTCTTGCAATAGCTTTCGCAAAAACTCCCTTTGAGATTTTCTCAACAAACTTACGATTTAAACCAAGTTCTTGTGACCAAGAATCAGTTTGGTTTACTAAGCCTTCACAATAAAGGTTTCCATCGTCGTCTACCGAAATTTCTGTTGGAATCAAACGTAACTCAATATTTTCCATTGTTCCAACAACTCCTTTTAGGATAAAAAAATAGACATAACTAAAACGTCATGTCTTGTTCAACCCCTATAATAAATATATGGATAACTCAACTGAAAGTAAACGAAACATCAACTTTATTTGAGTTTTTTTTATCTTTTTTTCGGTTTATTTACTTCAATAACAATGCTAATTAAAACTAATAAAGCACCGATACTCAAAATAAGAGTATCAGTACCAAACTTATCATAAACAAAGTGAAGAATACAGCCAATACCAATAACCAAACAATAGTTTGAGATATTAGTAAACAAATGACGAAAAAACAAAGCAATTGCGGTAAGAAAACTATTCATTTGCTTTACCTCCGTTATCACCACTATTATCAGGTTGAGGTTTTGTTGTTGACGTTGGCATTGGTGCATTTGGATCTTGTGGTTTTGGTAAATCACCAGAGTTTTCACCGTTTACAATACCAGCACCTGTATTTGGAATCATCATTTCACCAGTATGTGGGTTGTAAAGCACGTTGCCAAGTGACCATTTCATAATATCATCTTTAATAGATGGTAAGTTAAGTTTACCACGAGCCTCGTTCATAGATAGAACGCCACTGTCTAAACCAGTTTTAATAGTATTGTATTTTTCTTGCTCAGTTGTGCGTAAAATTTCAGACGTGTCAAAAGCAAAGAACAAGCCTTCTTCTTTTTCCGTTTCCAATAGCAATGATTTGTTTAAACCAGATTCAAAGTTTGCTAAAATCGGTGATAAACAATATTGTAAGAAGTAAATGTTGTTTTGTTCTAATGAACCGTATTTGTTAGCTTGTGGGTTTACTAAACTTTCTGGAATGTTGAACATTTTACAAATTTCTGCACGATTGTCTTTCTTGCTGTCGGCAAGTTGCAGATCATTTGGGTTCAATGTTAGTGGTTGATATTTCAAGCCTTCTTCAAGCACTACAACCTTCCCAGCGTTGCGAACTCCACCGTAAAGATTCTGCCAAGCATTTCTCAAACTATCGGCAACTGCTCTTGTTAAACGCCCCTCAGTTTGTAAAATACCCATTGGCAAAGCACCATTTCTATAAATGTTCTCAACATATTGATTTTCGCCTTTTACAATGTTGAAAAGTTGTTTGCCATGTCTTAAAATACCTCGACCAGTTACACCGTCATAGCTATGTTGTAACACTTTAACCATATCATAGTCTTTAAACTCAAGATTACCGCCTTCACTAGAGTAGTAAAAGTTTACATCGCTAAGGAATGCACCATTTTTATAGAATTTCTCAATACTAACTCGGTCATTCTCAAGGTTGTGTAAAGATACTACATTATTACCGACTTTCTCAATATAAACATAGCTACCACCATACACCAAATAGTTTTTGACCATTTCTTTTTTAAGACTAAAAGCGTTTGTGAATTCACTAGCCTCATTATTTAATAGAAACTCACGCTTGTCGCCTGTAACTTTTGTAATACTGCCATCTGAATCCTCTCTGTAAAGGTAGATAGGCATTTGAGCAATTGTACCTGTGATAATTTCTAAACAAGCCTGAACCGTTGGTATAGCAATAATATCATAGTAACCTACATATTCTTCAGTGTTGAAAAGACTTGTAAATGAAGTATTATTGTTTGGTGTAGTAGTATATTCATCATCACGTTTCTCAATACTTCTGTTTTCATTATTTAAAAAATCAAAGAATCCCATTTATATTTTCCACCTTTTTATATAATTAAGAAAGCATCAGGTCTTTCATCTGTGCCATAAATAGTAATTTTGTTTTGTTTCATATCTAACTCCCAAAGTGCTATTGAGTTAATCAATGAAGCGACCATATCAACTTTACCTTTTGAACGTTTCTTGTTGATATAAGTATTTAAGTTGTTATCCTTCATTTCCCTTGCATTTGCAAAGTTGATTTCTAAAAGTCGGTTTTTGTCATACTCAAAATTTCTTTTTAAAATCATTTCTTTGAGCCACTTTGTAGCTGGGTGCAAGTTTAAAGCACGTTGAGGAACCTCAATTGTTTCCAGACCTTCGTTATGCCATTTGTTCACAGATGAAATTGCATTGTATCGGTCATATGCAATACCCAAAACATTTACACCGTACTCATAAGTCAATTCAGAAACGAATTTCTCAATAAACCCATAGTCAATAATATTGTCACCACATGGAAAACAATAACCTTGCTCTGCCATTAGTCTGTAATCAACTTTCTCAATTTTAGTTTTTACATTAACTTTATCTTCAGGCAAGAACGCCCAAGACCTAGCAACAATTTTGTCCTCATTTGGTAAATAAGTAGAAATTGATACACCGCAGTTATCACTTGATTGAGATAAATCGACACCAATGTAAACATCATGACCACGCCATTCAAAATCATCTTCACGCTTACATTTTTGTAATTCTATCAGATCAACATATTGCTCCGCATCGCCACCACTAATATACTCGTTGAGAATTTTTACTCGGAACTCACGCATTGATGAAGGTACGTCTAAACCTTTCTTAAACTCTTGACGTAAGAAATCACGACCATTCTCAAAAGTCATTTGAAGTGGTGAAGCCTTGATCCAGTTTTTCTCATCTGTGAAATCATCTTTCTCATCGATTTCAAAAATAAGTCCAAATGTATTTGTTGTATCTCCTTGAAGTGCTAATATTCGTTTGTGGTAATCACATAACTCCCTAAAAGCATTTACTTCTAAGTCATAAGCAGTTGAGATATAAATTGATAAACGTTCTTTTGTATTCATCTGTGATAGCTTTAATGCACCGATAACATCTTGTGATTCCTGATTGGCTACTTCATCAACGATAAATGAACTAAGTAGCAAACCATTGATGTTATTAGCTTCACCACTAAGAGCCTTCATGAATGATTCATTAATTGTACAAGTGATTTTCTCACGAGTGATTTTAAAATACTTTGCAATTAATGGACTTGCTTTAATTAACTGTTCTGTTTCACGTTTTACAATTGAAGAAATATCACGAGTTTTCCCAGCGATTGCGTGTTGAGCAAATCGTGGACTTCTCAACATAATAAGTATCTCAAGTAATGCACATAAAAACGATTTACCTGATTTACGTCCTACTTGTAAATATACTTCCTCAATCATTCTTTTTTTCAAACCGTTTTCATCTTCGTTTTTATCAAACCAGCAGAAGATATTCTCAATAATCATCGCCTGAAACCCAGCTAAATGGTCTGATATTGGCTCTCCAACACGAAATCCTGTTGAATAATTAACCAAACTCAACAAATTCATAACGATTTGAGCCTCTTTGTAGTTGAATTCAAACTTAAAATTTGGGTCATATTGCTTTGTTTCAAGGCGTTCAATGTAGCGTTCACACTCAAGTTTTACCCATTTATTGGCGACAAAATCACCATTTACAACCTCTTTCGCCCATTTATAACCCATCAAATCGTCGTTTTCTTTAATAATAAAGCGTTTCATACTAGATTCACCCCCAAAATCGCCAATAAAATACTTGTTTTATAAACACGAGAAAAAAGCCTATCACCTTAATCACTAAAGAAAAAAGGTAATAGACTAATAGTTGTATGTATGTTGTTGATACTAGACTCTCAACACCCCATACCGAGAAAAGAGGGTCAAGCAAGTTAAGGAGATAGAGGGATTCGAACCCCCAAAGCTGTTACGCCCAACGGTTTTCAAGACCGTCCCAATACCGTTATGTCTATATCTCCATTATGGAGGAGTGTACTGGATTCGAACCAGTGGAACTGTTACGTTCGTCTGTTTAGCAAACAGGTTGTTTAAACCACTCACACAACACTCCGTATGGTCGGAACGAGGTGGAATCGAACCACCTAACAGTTGGTTAAGGCTTTTCGTCGTATTTGAAATCACCATTTAAACTGTTACGCCTAGTCTGACCGATAATGGCGAGGATAACGAGATTCGAACTCGTGTTACTTGATAGACAGTCAAGTGTGTTAACCACTACACTATATCCCCAATGGTGCGGATAGTAGGACTCGAACCTACAATCTCAACGTCCCAAACGTTGCGGATTAACCAATTTTCCTATATCCACATGGCGTACTCGATAGGACTTGAACCTATGACTTCCTCCTTAACAGGGAGGCACTCTGACCAACTGAGTTACGAGCACATTGGCAAGTGTTAAAGGAATCAAACCTCTCATTCCAGTTTTGGAGACTGGCGTGTAATCACTACACTAAACACCCATAACCGAGGGTTTTAAAGCGGAACTCCCCCAACGCAATGATCATTTTAATTTATAGGCGAGTCATTCGACTGTCGCTTCAACCTATAATTTATTTTGTGGTGGGCGTAGGTGGGAATCGAACCCACATGACAAACGAATAATTTCATAAGTCGCTGACCGTCACGCCCATATAATGTTGGAGAAAGGAGGTCTCGAACCTCCATATTAGGCATACCACAGCCACGACGAGTCGAACGTCTTTTAGTCGGATTTGATTTCCAACTGCTTTACCGATTAAGCTATTTCCCCTTGTAAGCTATTAACTAACTTACATATACATTATGGCAACTTGCAGATCAAAGTGTAAACTATTTTAAAGCTTCATTTACATCTTTCTCAAATTGTTCAAGTGCCTCTGGTTTCATGTACTTTTGAAGTATCCAAATTGAATAAGTTAAGTTATGAATACCAAAGCCTTTACCCCTATGATGTTTAGCACATAAAGGCATCATTTGTGCTTTGTTATCAACGTCCACAAATTCTGGATAGTCCTTAATTACTTTCTCCCAATCAACTTCTGATGAAGCAGCATACTCAATTATGCTATGATGAATCTCAACATTACCTTCACATTTACCGTTGTCGATAAAGCATTTTGCATGGTTTTTATGAAATTCTTGTTTGACTTTTCTGAACTCAGCACTTTCAGATCTTTGTTCATGGTCTTCATAATGTGCAACTTCAATCAACTCGTGAATGTGAGAGTGTGCTTTTACTATACTCATTAAACGTCACCTCTTAATATTTTTAAAACTGGGTCTTCTTCATCTTGTTTTGCTTGAAGTTGAAGACCAGCAAGTTGAGCTCTTGCACTAGGACTTAAACAAAGTTGAGTTCCTAATTGTTTAAATTGATTTAAATATTGCATTTTGGTTTTAACTGCAGGGTTTTCAACCGATACAAGTTGTCCACCTCTATCTTTGCGGTAAATAATTAAACCTTCTTCATTTAGTAACATATCAAGTTGTCTAATTTTACTTAAACAATCTGCGGTTTGTTCTAACAATGGTATATCCAAGTTTGATAATATACCACCAATCTCAAGTTCCGTTGTTAAGAACTTATAATATGCCTTTGCAAGATCATCAAGGTAATCAGGTATTTCACTTATTTTTTCTTGTCCACCGAGCAAACGTTTCTCTTGTTCTTCTCGTATTTTTAATTGTTCTTTTGATTCAGATCTACCTTTTTTAACACTTGCAGAGGAACGTGGTCTTCCACCTTGATTCATAATAGTTCCTCCTTATAATGTAAAATTGTATTCAACACTTTTTGGCACGAATAAGAAATCAAGTTCTTCATCTGTACCAAGTTGAAGATTACACGTTTTGCACAAAGTTACTAAATTAGTTTCCTCAAATATCAGATCCTCATATTTATGTCGTGGCTTGATATGGTGTACTTCTAATCTTCCCTTTGTTAGTATTTTGTATTTAATCCAACACCGTTGACAATGGAAATCGTCACGTTCTAATATACGTTTTCTAAGTTTTCTCCAACGTGTGGTATTCATTAACTTTGATGTTTCTACATATTTCTCGAGTGATTCTTTTGTAAACCTGTGCTTTTGTACACAACAAGTTTCGTTGTATGCAATCTTTTTACCACATTTGCATAATTTGTATCTTACTCTATCACTCATCTTCTTCAACTTCTTCTTCAATTATTGGTGTGTAATCATCGTTGCCACCACAATATTGACATTCTAATTCATTGCCAATTCTTATTAGAGCACTATTACACTCTTTACACATTACTTCTTTCATGTTGATTTCCTTTCTACAAGATAACGTTCACGATGCTCTTGATATCTATATGCACAAAAAAAGACGAAGTAAACATAGTTCACTCCGTCTTTACCTTACATATTTTGTAGCGTGATTAGTGCTTTCTCAGCATCTTCTTTGCTTGTAAATGTACCAATTGTGAAGTTGTTACCTTGAGGAATAATAGTTAAAGCCTCGGCAACTGGTGGTGTAAAACTTTGATCTGATTTTAAAACTACTAGACCATTACCTTCACCACGTTTATCAATACCTAAATCAACAGTGTTTGATAATAGTAACTCAACAATTTCAGTTTCATACATCGTGTAACCAGCTTGTTGTTCATGTAGTGCAATTAATAGAGCAACCGCACCACTAACATGAGGTGTAGCCATTGAAGTTCCACTTAAAAGTTGATAGCCACCATTAAGAGCCAATGAGTAAACATCAACACCTAAAGCAACACAATCTAACTCAACATTTGTATCAGAGAACCTTGCAAGTTGTTTGTTAATATCAACCGCACCAACCTCAACAACTTCATCAAAGTAAGATGGATAAGAAATCTCATCTGTATCTGTTGAGCCATCGCCACTATTACCTGAAGCACATACAACAACAACGCCATTTTTTACTGCATAACGAACAGCCTCATGTAATTGGTCATCATAATATGGTCCACCTAATGACAACGAAATAACCCTAGCACGTTCACCATTTGGTCCACGCCAATCAACCGCCCAAAATATTCCTTGAATAATAGTAGCGTAATCACCGCCACCTCTACTATCTAGAACTTTACCAATAAGCAATTGACATTCAGGTGCAACACCAACAATACCACTGCCAAAATTATTTGCAGCAATTGTTCCAGCAACGTGTGTACCATGAAAATTGTTATCATAAAAGTTATTTGGATCTGCGTTCCAATCATTTGTAAAGTTCTTACCGCCAATGATTTGACCTTGTAAATCAGGGTGGTCAGTTGCACAACCAGTATCCAACACCGCAACAACAATGCCTTTACCTTTTGTTTGACCCCATATTTCTGGAGCGTTAATCATTTGTACTCCATTTGGTATTCCGTTTTGTGGTGGTGTAACCACATCTTGAATAGTAATAGGAGGTAATTTAACTGTCATTTATAGAAAACTCCCTTTATAAAATATTTGGACAAAGCTAAATAACTTTGTCCATTTTGTATTACTTATTTTGGTAACTTATGTGTTTTTCCATTTAAAATATTGAACACAGTTGAACGAGAATTTATTTTAAATTTTTTACATAATGCTGATATACCGTATTCTTTGTCATTTGGAATATAATTTTTCCTAATATAAGCAACTTGCTCATTTGTTAATTTTACATTAGGACGTTTTTTACCTTTTAATAAACCAGTTTGAACAGCGTGTATCATATTTTCAGAACGATTACACCATTCTAAATTGGTTAATTTATTATTTTGTTTATTACCATCAATGTGGTTTACGTCTGGTTTGTTTTCTGGGTTTTCAATAAATGCCCCACAGACTATACGGTGCATTTTGTACTGAGTTTTAACACCGTCTTTATTAAGGTTTTTAACTAAATAACCATTACTTCTTAATGTAGGTTTTAAAAGTTTTCCTTTTGAGTTTTTTATGTGACCTAAATTGCTTACTTTATAAAGTCCCTCATACCCTTTGACGTCTTTCCAAATTTCATTCTCCATAATTAAACCCCCTTTGTTAATAATTGGTTGCCACAATTACTAACACTGTTATTATGGTGAAAACGTTTTCGAAGTGTAATTGCAAAGATACGCCCCACTTGTAAATATACTGAAACGAAGTGAAAGTATATTTACAAGAAGAAGATCTTGATCTTTATATAGATCTATTATATGATCACTGATCTATGATCTATATACTGATCTATACTGATCTACTGATCATCAGAGAATAATTTTAAAAAACAATTTAATTTTTTTAACCCTCTAATAAATCTATGTATTGTCACAACCTGAGTAAACAATAAATATGAAAAAACTTTTCTTTTTTCTACTATTTTACACTTTTCGAAATATTCTCCCATAATGCAAGTGTATAAATTGCAAGGGAGAATTGAATATGGAAAAAACTTATAAAGCAGAGGTTAGAAGTATTATTTTTCCAAAAGGAGTTAAAGTTGCCGAATCCTTTTGTATTGTTAATGCTCGTGTAAATGGCTTAACTAGAAAAGTTTTAGTTGGTGCAAATGTTAACCCTACAATTAAAGTAGGCACTAAATTTGAATTTATTGGACATGAAGAAACAAACCAATACGGTTCGCAATTAGTAGTTGATAGTTTGTTGTTTGGTGATATCAATGATGAAAATGTTTTACATTCAATATTAGCAAACGTAACAAGTGAACAACTTGCAACTGAAATTTTACAACTAGAAAACGCACAGCAAGTTCTTGAAGATGGTGACATTGAAACGTTAATAACAATCAATGGCATTGGTCGAGTTCGTGCAGCACAAATCATTAACAACTACAGAAAGTTCAAAGAGGGTTCGAGTAATTCACAAAAACTTGTTAAGTTAATGACCGAATTGAGTAGTTTAGGTTGTACAAGTGAAATGCTTACTAAACTAGCAAACAACACAAATGAGGTTACAATTGACCGAGTTAAAGAGAAACAAGATGTTTTCTTTTTAATGTATGAAAGTAATTGTTCATATAATGACATTTTCAAAGGGTTCAATTGTGACATTAATGATACTAAAACAATTGCAGCTCATTTATATAATGAAATGTATAATTGGATGTATCAAAGCAACAAAACTTACTTACCATTTGAAACAACGTTTGCAAACCAACAAGCAAAAGATTTATTAATCAATTATGAACTGCTTGTACACATTGAAAATGTTGGCTACTCATTAAAAGCGGTTTGGAAAATTAAAAAACAAATTATTGATTTTGTTGAAGTTAACCATAATGTTGACGTTGAAGTCGACGAAGATTTAATACATGATTGTATTGAAAATGCACCGTTTAAACTTAACAGAAAGCAACGACAAGCGGTGATAGAAGGTTTAAGGAGTAAATTGTTTATCCTATGTGGATACGCTGGTACAGGTAAGACAACAACTTTAAAAGTTATGTCTGATTACTTCATGAAAAAAGGCAAACACATTGTACAAGTTGCATTGAGTGGTAAAGCAGCTCAACGTATGGCGGAAGCAACAGGACTTCCAGCTAGTACAATACACCGAGCACTATACCAAGAGAAGTTTGTATATGCCGATGTGGTTATTTTGGACGAAGCGAGTATGGTAGGTGCAGAATTGTTTGCTCAAATGTTGTCGGCTATTCAGAAGGGCGTACAAGTTATTATAGTCGGTGATGATGTTCAATTACCTCCAATTGGTTTTGGTAACGTATTTGTTGATTTATTAAATAGTCCAGTTAGAAAAGTAAAACTAGATGAAGTAATGAGACAACAAGGTGAAAGCGGTATTTTAGATATTGCAACCAAGATTAGAGATGGCGAACGTGTTGAGAGATTTGACTATGATGACTTTGAGTTTAATCATGGTGATATTATTAACGTTTGGTTAAACAATAGGGAATCACAAATTATTGCACCAAGTAAAAAGACTTGTACCGCAATTAATACACGAGTACAAAGTATTCTGTTTTCAGATCATTCACCAATATATGAAAACAAGTTTTGGAAATTATTTATTGGTGACAAGGTAATCAATACAAAGAATAACTATTCTATCACAACGCTAGACGGTGGACAAGTGCCTATATTTAACGGTAACATTGGTTATATAGTTTCATATGAAGACGACGCTTTCATTGTGAGATTTGGCGAATATGAATGTTTAATTACAAATGACCATATAGATAATATCATGCCAGCATATGCAATTACAGTACATAAGGCACAAGGGAGTGAAGCCGATACAATCCTATGTTATTACATGATTGATAGTTGGGCTCATACTGTTAATAGTGTTTATACTGCAATTACTAGAGCAAAAGCTAAATGTTACTTATGGATTGCCGATGTTAATTGTGTATTAGGCAAATACGAAAATGATAAGGATACAATTTTGAAGAAAATTTTTACCACTGAAAGGCAAGGGTAATGCCTTAAACCAAATATTTCATTTGTGGGAAGAGTAGGACTATATGTTCTACTCTTTTTTGTTGTAATTATTGTTTTACACTTTAGATTACTTTTAACCATAATGACCTCGTAAAACAAAACAACAGGAGGTCATTTAAAATGGCAAACGAACTACAAGTATTTAACAACGGACTATTTGGCGAGGTACGTTTTTTACAATTAGATGGAAAAGAATATGCGGTTGCGGTTGATGTTGCGAAATCATTAGGTTACAGAGATACAACAAACGCAATTAAACAACATTGTCGTGGGGTGGTAAAACACCACCTCATAGATAATTTAGGAAGAAACCAAACAGTTAATATTATTGGTGAATCTGACATATACCGATTAATATTTAAATCGAAACTACCACAAGCCGAAGCATTTGAATGTTGGGTAATGGAAGAAGTATTACCACAAATTA